TAGTGCCGTGCGATGCCGTGACCTATGACACGCCCTCGACGTTCCCCGCCGGTAGTGCAGGGGCGCGGGCGTTCGACGCGGAACCAGGCGCGGGGATAGTAATCTGCCGTTAGGCTCTAGTCTTATCCCTTGCCCGTATGCTACGGTCAAGGGATAGGGCTACCGGCTAAGGGTTAGCGGGTAGGATCAAACTAGGTTAGGGGTTCACAATGTCAGACATCACGCCCGCTAGGGCTAAGCAACTAGGCAAGGCTCTCGCGATTACTAAGCCGCGCAACACTTACGGGGTGAACGTGATCGAGCTGCACGCCGACACATCAGGGCTACGCGTGCAGATTAGGGATAGTGGCGGGCTATTCGGTGTGGTCACGCTCTCCGATGATCCGCAGCCGGTAGCGATTAGTCAGCTCTCGCGCGATGCCTTGACCGTATGGTGTAAGACCGTGAAGGCTAAGGATGCGCTATCGGTCACCATTGACGGGGAATCGGTTAGCCTCTCGCGTAATGGGCTAGTGACTAGCGGCCTGGCTGCCGATATTGTGGACACGGCTAGCCTGATCGACACGGTAGCAATAGCCGAATCACTTACCGGTATTGCCGTCCCGTGGCCTGAGCTGCCTGCCTTATTGTTGGCGGCGGGTAAGGATGACACCCTGCCCGCCTTGACCGCCATTAGTGTGCGATATGGGGATACGGGAACGGCACGCCTGGTGGCTACCGATAGGTATCGCCTGATTCTTACCGATTCTGACTCTCTACACTATGAGAATCACGCGCTAGTCCCTGCCGCATGGCTAGGCAAGGTCACTAAGCAGCTAGGCGGCGGCATCCTGGGCGTGACCGATGAGTACGCGGTAGTAGCGGATGATGCAGACACGTCCTGGCTTATGGGGACGCGCCTAATCGACGGGGAATACCCTAAGGTGGATTCCCTGGTGCGCGATAGTTCACCTATCGGCCTGGTGTTTGATTCTGCGGCGCTACGGGACGCGGTGAAACTAATCGCCCCGTCCATCCCTAAGAATAGTCCCGTAGTGCTTGACCTGGCGCGATGCGATCAGGTGTTGCGCACGCTTGACGGTGATGTGACCGTGCCTATGCCACGCTACGATGGATGGGCTGACGGGCTAGTGATCGGATTCAACCCTGCCTATTTGGTGGATTCTCTCGCGGGGATCACGGGTAGCGTCCAATTTGCCATGGAATCGGGGAATAAGCCCGCCATCATCACTAGCGATTCCACCAATACTACGCGCGTGCTGATGCCCGTGCGCACGGCAACTAACTAAGGGGAATGGATCATGAATGAACGTAATATATCGGAGCTAGCAGCTGTATCGTGGGATGCCGGAATGCTACTTAGTCGCCTAGGCACGCTTGACATTATGGTGACTAACGATGCCATGCCTAAGCAACTACGGGAGAGCCTGACCGATCTAATCGCTATCCTGGCGGGATTTGTCTACACGTCGGAATGGGCGCTTGACCTTGACCTTATGGTGGACTAGCTGCGGGTGTCGATGCCAGGTCATGCCCTAGCCTTATGGTTAGGGCGTGGCCTAGTACCGATAGCCGGTACTAATCAACAATAGTTAGGGGTAAGTAATGAGTACGCATCTAGTTGATGAGGATACGATCAACCTATTGGTCACCTGCCTGCACGATAGGCACGTCACCGATCTAATAGGGCAATACCGTGACAGGGGCAGCGCTAGTCTAGCGACTACGCGCGGGCCGGTTGATTATCGCGAATACCTGGGCCACCGCCTGCATGATATGAACGTGGCAGCCGTTGAGGATCACTATGGGGAGCCTGCCAAAGAGGCGGGCGTGCACTACTATGACTATTCGCCTACGGAACTAGCTAGTGATCCTGCCAGAATCTCGCCTGATGTGGCACGTCGAATCCTGGGGGCCGCATATTGCTATCAGTATCAGGCGATGGACGCGCTATCGTGGCAGGATAGCCTGGAGCAGCAGCTAATCCATCGCCTAGTTGATCAACTAGCCCGTGATCTATCGGTGGAATGGGAATATGTAGAGTCCCGTGACCTACCCGCGATGCAGCCAGGCGTTAGTTTGATGAAACTAGCCGGTAAGTAGGCGTGCCGCTTGCCTGATCCATAGGCTTATGGTCTATGGTTCGGGCTGGGGGTTCGATAGGCGAATCTCTACCCGCTTACGCGGGCTAATGGTTAGGGGTAAGTAATGAGCACTATCAAGCTAGAATCGTATGAGATTAGTACAGAATGCCATTGTTACGATGACGATAGCGGGTATGAATGGTGTGACGGATGCTATGACATTGACCTAGAATCGGTGACCCGCCTAATCGCACAATGGGAACATAACTACGCGCCGGAATCCTGGGAAGGGAACGTGCGGATCGAAGGTAGCGGTATGGGGTGGCGTGCCGTGACCGGCGTGGCCATTGTTGATGTGGCCGATATCCTGCCCGCGCTGCGGGTCAATGGTGACTATCGCTTAGTGGTGACCACTATGGAGAGCTTGCTATCTGCCGTGCGTTATTCGCACGATGAGCCGTGCGGTGCGTCGTTCCGCATTACGTTCACGAATGAGGAGAGTAATCAGTGATTACACATGAGAGGGTGCGTCATAGTGGCGCGTTGATTCTGAGCTGCACGGTCACCGATGGGTCTATGGTGTGGCTTGAGAGTCGAACGTACCAGGGCTACCCCGTGCGCGAGGCTAAGCGGATTCACCGCGACTATCTGGCACACAATGGCCTGACCATTGTGGACTAACCTAGCGAGCTTGCCTGGCATATCGGCTGCGATGCCGGTATGTCGGGCTGGATCACTAGCATAGGGCTAGAGATACTAATGAAAGGTTAGGACAATGGGATACTACGTTCACATTACATACAGTAATGCAGTAATACCGTCGGAGAATCTACCTGCCGCGCTTGATGCGTTGCGGGGGCTTGATGCACGGGATGATCTAAAGTCTGGTGGATCGAGCGCGGGTGATAAGTGGTTCAGCTGGATGAATGACTATGACCTGGCTAACGCGCCTAGCGTGGCTAGCGTGCTAGAGCAACTAGGGTTCGTGGTGGATAGTGACGGTCGTGGTGACCTAAGCATTATTGGGTATGACAATAAGACGGGTGATGAGGGTATTTTTATCCAAACACTAGCCCCATACATCGAATCAGGGTCATACATTGAGTGGGAAGGCGAGGATAATGAGGCTTACCGTTGGGAACTTTGCGATGGCGGAATGGAAACGCAATACGATAGGCGCATCCCGTCCTGGGTCAGCACCACTAACCCTATCGAAGCTCATCTAGAGATTAGTGCCAGAATAGTTGCTGCCCGAATGGCAGCTAAGTAATGCTAGGTGACCTGGCGGGCGGCTTATTCTTTATCGGCCTATTCTTTATCGTCCCGCTATTGGTTCACTATTGGCTTGACTAATCCTAGTGGTTTGCCTGATACCCGTGGTGGGGAAGCTGCGGGTATCGGGTTCGGCACTAGGCCGATATCGAAACAATGAAAGGTTAGGACTATGACTACCGAGGAAACGGAAAAGACACACAGCTGGGGTGACCTGGCATCGCTGACACACCGAACGCAGCTGAATGAGTTCGGATTCTGCCTATGCGAGGACAACGAGGGCGATGAGAATCCTTATCACGACTGCCCCGAAAACGTCATGAGTAAGTATGACCTATGGGTGGACACCGAAACGGGAACGTACGGTGCTGGCCCGATCACGTTGCTATCCTGGGATGCGCTACCCGCACCGGCACGCGCCGAGCTTGATGCAGCCGTCGAATCCGGCGATGAGGCCGTCATTGTGCGTATTGCTAACGGTTATGGGTGGAGCGCATGAAGTCCACGCGGGTAAGCATTGACGCGGACACCTACTATGACGTTCGCACGTTCCTATCCGTTGCCGTTGGTGCATTGAGACAGGAGCGGCAAATCTATTCTTACAAGCCCGAAGAAATCCTGGCACTTTATGATTCGATGCTGAACAGTGCAGACTTTATCTTCCCAACCGATAGCAACGCCGAATGACCGGGTGTTTGCCGGTCTAAACATCCTGTAATAATACCGAACATCCTGTAATAATACCGAAGCAACAACTGAGTATTGGAGAATAGGGAAATGAAAGCGAAACTAAGAATGATCGAACACCCACGCCCAGCGCGGGACGTAATCATTGAGGAACTATCTGAGGGCTACACGCAGCACTTCCGTGAACCCTGGTTCAGGGTGTTGGACACCAAGACGGGGATCAGGGTGTATGCCTCGGTGCATGAACTAACCCTAAGCGCGGTGAACTCTCATGCGTGACACCTATGTGGCACAACGCGATAGTGACCGTGAGTGGTGGGATAAAGCATCATGCGCCCGTGGCTATTCCGACTGGTGGGATACCGATATGCACCAACATGAGGCCACGCTTACCCTGAACAATGTCAAGGCCGTAGTGATGTGCGTGCAATGCCCCGTCAGGAATGAGTGCCTGGCTGATGCCCTAAAGCATGGCGGTGAGCACACCATTCGAGCGGGATACACACCTAAGCAGCAGAATGAGCTAATCAAGAACGGTCACTCCTGGTCACGGGTTATTGGCATCGTCGAAAAGATGCTAACCTTGTCACCGGACGATCAGATAGTGGCTGAAAAGTCACATGAAGTGCTACGCGGTAGTGCGAAAAGGGTGAATGGTAAATGGATAGATACCTAACCAAACGTGAAACGGTGGATGAAGCAGAGTTTCTGATGAGCCTACGCGTTTCACAATGGCAGGCAGCTGAACAACTAGGGGTCGAACTAAAGACCCTGGAAACCTATTGGCGCAAGATCAGAGGGGAGAGCGCACCGTGGATACCGAGCAACCAGAACTAGAGATGTGTGCCTGGCCCATCCTGGGCTCAGGGTGGACTGCATCAGGCGATTGGGCTGATGAGGGCGGGGCGTGTTGGCAGGTGGCTGAACCCGATAGTGCCTATTGCGGTGACCACCGGCACAAACCTATCCCGCCGGAGTATCGAGATGAGTGACCAGGAGCGCCCGCCTGCGGGCTTGGTGGTGTTCACCGTTGTCGTGCTCGTTATGACCCTGGCGGCATTGTGGCTTGATGCTAACCGAGCTGAACAGGTGGCTAAGCCGAAGGCCGAGCGGTCTTTCACCGTACCAACCAACCTAAAACCGATTCCTGGCACACAACCGCCCCCTAGGGATACCCCTGAGAGGCCACAGGATGCCGTCTCGCGGTCTAAAGCGCGTGTCTTAGACCTATCCTCACCATCTAGGCGCTACGCCTTTACGTTGGTCTCTAGCCGTACCCAGATGGCTTGCCTGATCCCGTTGTGGGAGAAGGAGTCGGGCTGGTCACCTACATCGGACAACCCTACGTCCTCAGCCTACGGTATCCCGCAGATTCTAGGGCTTGAGGCTCGTACCGGTGATGATTACCGAGCGCAAGTGCGTGCTGGCCTGGGATACATCAAGTATCGTTATGGCACACCGTGTCGAGCGTGGAGTTTCTGGCAGAACCATAGGTGGTACTAATGGGCTGGTCTTTCGCTCTTGCCGCCGGATCCATGACCGGTCTATGGATCGCTGGGAAGCGACCCTTACAGGGTTGGGTGGTACTGCTGGGTATGGAAGTGTTGTGGTGCTGGTATTCGGTAGCCACCAGGCAGTACGGGCTGGGTGTGCTATGCCTGGCATACGGGATCATTTATTGTGCAAACACAATCAGGGAATGGAAGCGAAACAATGAGCAGCAAGGGTAAAGGTTTCAAGTATCAGCTGGTTCTGACTAGGGATGGCACACAATGGGCCACCATGTACGGCAATGACCTTGATGAGATCACCGGAGTAAAAGTGAACGCCACCTTCGATGGCTACCATGCTGAACTGACTGAACTTGACGATGAGGGAAACCCTGCACTACCCTAAAGACGTTGCCGGAACCCATCAACCCCCCGAAGGTGGGCCTACGGCACGCCACCCAACCCCTAATGGGTGGAACAGAAGAACCCACTAGCTACCTAACCGGCTAGTGGGTTTTTCTATTGGTTGCGTGAAGTTTCGACCGCAGCCTGAGCATTGGACTTGACCCGACGTGAACCGAGGCCGTCCCAGGGTGTGTCACCACCGGTCAGCTCAACGATACGCTCCACGGCACGATCAACGCGTGCTTTCAGGGCATGAACAGTGATCTCCAACTCCATTGCAGCCAACTCTTCACTCATCTTGTCCAAGTAAAGGAACTCCAGGGCCATACGTTGCTCAACAGACAGCTTTGGTAACACCATCTCAATGTCGATAGCCATAGCGGGAAGGTTTCCACCCGTTGATGGTTCTCTTGGTGGCTTACGCCCACCCTCAGGCTCACCACGCAAGGTTTCACGCCACGATCCGTCATAAACTAGGGGTAGCAGCTCACGCACGATGCCACGGTTAAAGAACCACTCATCGGTGTGGTGGTAGCCGGACACCTGGGCTTTCATCTTGCGGCAGAACCGTTCACCCTGCTTGTGCATACGCTTGTTCAGAATCCACACATTAGTTTTAAGAACCTTCTCATCCTCAACGCTGAGCCACTCGGTCACACGGTGGTGGTTGCGATAGCCCCACTCAATCAGATCGGATCGGATATCGTCAGCCTCAACGTAGCCCGAATACCTTCGGGCAAGGTTAGTGGCAACAGGGTAGGCGTGTTGGAGAAAGTCTGGGTGCAGGTACTCGGTCATTTTGCACCACGCATCTCAGTGCCACGCAGCTGGGATTTACCCTTAGACCACGAACCGCAGTCACGGCACTGGTATCTCTGATACACGGCAGTGGTGGTGTATGCCTGACCACGCTTGGTTAGCCTGCTGCCACCGCAGCGAGGGCAACAGCCCTCAGCACCGCCGTAAAGCTCGTGCGATGGGTGATCCTTGATCCACGAACCGAGCCGGTCGTAAAGTTTCTCGGTTAGGCGCACGTCTTGGATGTTGTACTTCTTCATCAACGCCCAAGCCTTCACGTCACCAGCCAGGCACTTGACCCACAGATCGTGACCCGTGTGTGGTGTTTTTTGCCCGATACCAAGTTGATCGGAAACGTGTTGCAGCTTGTTTGATGGGAAACGGAACTGCGACTTGACCACCTTGAGCAAGTCCACGTTCCTGAACGGGCTTGGCGGATTCATACCAGCAAGAATAAACTCTCGCTGAAAATGTTTGATATCGAACGTGACACCGTTGTAAGTCACAACAATGTCGGCCTCATCAAGTAGCCGGTGTGCCTGCTTTACCATCTTGGCGTGACCATCGTGGTGGTCTGAATAAAACTCTACGTTCCTCTCGCCATACCACTTAGCGGCGAAGGAGATCATGGACGTGGTGTCCATTAGTTGCGAGAGGGATACGTTCTGCTGCCACAATCCCCAAACGTGAGCTAAATTTGGACTGGTCTCTATGTCGCAAAGGAGTATGCGTGGCTTGTTTGTTTCCGGCATTGTCATGCCTTCCGTTAAGTAGCCCCCAGGTGCAGGGCGAAGTTCAGAGTAGTCGGGTTAAAGGTCGTCAATAATTTCAATGTTGGCAACGTAGCCAACCACATCAACAAGGTTGTCGCGCTTCTCAAGGTGAGCATCACGACTAATCTTTTGTAAAACATTCAACCAGCACACATCGCGTGCATCCAGGTCAAGGTCAATGTCGTACTTGCGGTTCAAGTAAGCAGTCCACATCTCAGCAGTGCAACCGTGGTTGTCCGCTGGGTGGCCGTAGGTGTCTTGCCGTTCACCGTTCACAAGTTCATCAGCCTCAGTAAGTACCGAGGACTTAACTTGGCGAATTTTTTCCTTGATCTCCCATTGGTGTGGGTCTATGGATTTACGGGCGGAACCTGCACCAAAACCAGTCCAGCTTGCAGATCCGATTTTACTACCCGAAACCCACTGTCGCGGAGTAGGTTCAGAACCTGCTCCCATTCCGTTTGAGTCACTCACAATCATCCGTCCTTTCATCCTTAGAAGGGTGGTTCATCTTCATCAACTGGTGGCTTGAGTAAGTCCAAGACGTACTGCGGCCCTTGCTTTAGTACCGTGCTGTTCAGATCTTCACCTGCTGGCAAGTAAATAATCCTTGCCCAGGGTAATGCGTCAATAATCCTGTTAGCTAACTTTAGCCCAGGGTTCTCACCGTTCTCCTTCACATCGTTATCGGCCATGATGTAGATGTTCTCAAATCCCTCGAAGCAACGTGTGAAGTACCCCTTCCACATTTCTACACCAGCAACACCAACGGCAGGAATACCAACCACCGAATCCATCACCAAGGTGTCAAGTTCTCCTTCACAAATTGCTATCGTTGCTGCCGAGTTATGAAAAGCTGTAACATTAAACAAGTGTGCTCGTTGCCCTGTTGGTACTAGGTACTTCGGTTGCCTGTGCTCTTCCAAGAACCTGAACTTGAAACCAACTGGCCCCGTTGGGGTCAGGTAGGGGATGGATAGCATCCCTTGGTATGGTTCGTGTCCTGGTTCAGGCACTTCCACGCTTCCAAGCCGGTAGTTGCTTATGGCTTGCTCGTCCAGTCCCCTTTCGAGCAGATAGGAATGAGCCTTCTCTGACAACTGCTTCTCGTAGGCTTTCGTAGCTCGCTCCTGTGATTTCTTCGACAAGCCTGACGGCAGTACTGAAGTCACAATGCTCCTGTTCCCTAACTATTGAAATCGAATCGCCCTTAACACCGCAAGTGAAGCAGTAGTAAAGCCCCTTGTCTGGGTTAACGCATCCACTGTTGTGCCTGTCCCCGTGGAACACACACTTGATTGACTTGTCGCCACCATGATCGGGTACTTTATCAAACCCGTAGTGGATTAAAACTTTACTTATCGTGCTCATGCAAACCACTCATTAGGTGTAGTAATTGGTGCAGCGGAATTACACACATCGCGTCAAGGGTATTGCGTTGCCTCATCTTACGAACAACAACACCGAACACCCTGCCCCTGTTCCCACGAGCCTCAGACCAGTTACCTGCCTCAAGTTCAGCTTGACGTAACCAGTTAGACCACTCAGGTGTCTTAACATCCTTGGCCTCAAGCACCAGAACCGTGTGACCCAGGTCAATGTGAAGGTCGCCTTCGTCTTTAGCACCGGTCTGGGCGGTACGTTCTACTGCCCAACCATTCTGTGCCATACCTACCCAGCCACGGATGTGACCAAGCAAGTCCGTTTCGAACTTGGTTCCTTTACGCTTGTTTGCTGAACTCATACCACGCTATCCCAAAATTGTTGAAGTGCTGGTGATAGCACCATCGCTGGTGCGGGAAGGGAAGATTGGTAATCCATTGAGTCCTGGATCTGCATTCGTGGTGCATCCACAAACAGGGACACATGGCTGCGGGCTTGTGCATCGGCTGGCCCTGAACGGTTTTTAACAGTGGCAACCTTCAATTCCCTAGCCATCTCGTCGTAGGCAAGGGTTAGGATTACTTCCGGTAACTGCGAGACCTTACCGAGGATTGCTTTACGGGGTGGGCACTCGCCTGCGTTGGACGTGTTCTCACTGACGTGGTGGAGCAGGATGATCCCCGCTTCCGTTGAACGGGCGACGTGGTGCAACGCCCGACTGATCTCACGCATACCTGCATACTCATCCAAGTGTTCAGCCACTACATTGTAGAGGGAATCAATAACAATGATCTCTGGTGGGCAACCCCACATCTCAGTGAACGCCATTGTCTCAAGGTCAATGTCGTCCAGGGTGGGTGAAGGGTCGAAGCACCAACGAATGTTCTGTAACCCTGTTACCTGTTCGGTGTAGTAGTCAGCACCTGAGCCACTGATACCAGCCTCAACAATGTCCACTGCGTCACCGGTCAGCATTGCACCAACACGGTTAACAATGGTTGAAGCATCCGTGTCTGCACTAAAAAACAGGGTGGGGATGTTGTGCTGAGCCACATACCACAACGCAAGCAGGGTTTTCATGTTGCCTGGTGCTGCTGCAATCATGGTTACTTGCCCACGTCGAAGCCTCACCCCCGCCTGCGTCAGGCTTGGTGTTAGGTCTGGCAGTGGCCTGCCTGACTCACCACTAAGCATGATGGTTTGGGCTAGGGACTTCATGCCTTCTGCCACCAACGCTTAGGGATCTGCTGTCCACCTGTTTGCACAAAGTTCACGAGTGCCTGGCGTACCACGTTGGATGCTGTGGTTTGTTTCCTGTCAGCAAGGTCAACAATGGCCTGCCAGATCTCGTCGTTGATTCGCACGTTGCGGATTGGTGTGTTCACTTCTTCCACCACCGCTTCTTCTCGTACACCGCCAACTCAAGGTTCGCTGTCTGGTTCCAAAGGATGTCAATCATATCGTTAACGATATCTAGTTCTTCGGCAATCGCAGCAATCTGGTAGTCCGTTTCGAACGCGTAGTCCTTTAGGGCTAGGCGCTTGGGCTTCACCAGCTCAATCTTTTTCGCCATGTTGTTCCTTCTCTAATAGTATTTCTCTGATACCTTGCGTGTTGCTTTGCATTGCAAGGTTTGGATCACCGTTGACCATGAGGGCTATGGCAGAAGCGTAAGCATCTGACATTCCCATCAGGTAACATCTCATGCGTACGTTCTTGGTCGAGTTACCAAGAAACTTGGTGGCCAGCAAACTGGACTGGTCACGAAAAGCTTCAAGCAGCTCAACGTAATCAACGGAATCATCCATCTCCCAATAACCCGCTTGGTCGCTCAATGTATCTACCGTCCTCGTGGGGCTGGTGCTGACAGAAGCACGAGTTGTACTCGTCCTTGGGTCGGAGCACATCATCGCAATCCTCATGCTTGTTAACAGTACAAGGAGTGCAAATCATTAGACGAATACCGGCTTGCACTTGTTCGGGTCGTCCTTGTCAGTATTGCAGAACCACGCAGTCCACGGGCCGTTCTTGCCAACGCCAGTCTTGTGAACTCGCGCACCGTGTGAACAGGTTGGTACACCCTGCTGTGCTGGCTGGTCTTGTGGAACAATCTTGGTTCCAGGGAAAGCAGCAGCAATAGCGGCCGGTACTGCTTCTTCACCGTTGTACTGCGCGATCAAGTTCGCCACCGATGGGAACATATTGAACGCTTCGAGTCGGGCGAGGAAAGTGGCGGGGTCATCCCCACGGATGGTGAATAGGTCACCGTTGATTTTGGTGGTGAAACTGATTGGTGCTTCTGAGTTGGACATTACTTGCCTTCCTTGTTGGTGTAGATTGGGTCAAACTCTTTTGCAAGCGAACCGTTAACTGCGGCGCAGTAGTTGGCCACACCGCAACCTTTACACATTGATGTGACTCTAGCAGGAAAAAGTTCTGCCTTGATGGCTCGATCAACATTGACAATCGTATCTGTCAGAGAATCAACATCGGTTTGAGAGAACGTGGTTGGTACTGACAGCTCGCCTTTACGGGTCATAAAAAATGCACCCAGAGTTGGTGTTGGCAGCGACAGTTTTTCCATAGCGAACGCATACAACGCTAGTTGTTGGAACGTGTCTGGTGTTCTAGAACCAGTCTTGTGGTCAATGACCATGAGTTCGCCGGTTGGTAGTTCCATGATTAGGTCGGCGTAACCCTTGATGCGTACACCACCAAAGTCCACGTTCAGTTCAATCTCGCAGGCAAGGTTGCCAGCGAACGTGGGAACAGACCAACCCTCGTTGATGCGGTCATCGAACCACTGGCTAAACAGTATGATCTGACGCAAACCTTCTTCGGCCCAGAACGAGTAGTCCTCGGCATTGGGCTTGTCTTTGGTTTTACGACCACCCGTACGCCAATCGTGGCGACTAACACCACTGCGTTCCTCAAGGGAATGGATTTCATCATTGAACGCGTTCTTCCACAGTTCTGGGTACAGTTCGTCTGTTTTTCCCACACCAACCTCATCTTTGGTGATCGCTTCAAGGCAAGCATGAACGGCACTACCAGCTGCCAAATACCAGGCTGGGGTTTCCGGTACACGCACAACGCGTGCCAGTTGGTACGACTTTGGGCAGGATAGGTACGATGTTACTTGCGAGTAAGACCTGTGACCGACACTCATTTTGTTTCCTCACTTAGGACTAGGCGGTTAAAAATCCATTCAACAACAGGGACAGCGACGGCGTTGCCCATCTGCTTGTACCTGGACGAGTCAGCTTGATCGACAACAACGCCCTTCTTGTGATCTACGCGTTGTGCTGACCAGCCATCGGGAAAACCTTGCAGCCGTTCACATTCCGTTGGTGTCAACCGGCGAACAGTTGTTGGTGGTTCTGCAATGAAAGTCTGGGCATGGTGTAATTGGACTGATGGTTGCAATGCTTGTAATGCTCTAGCCGTTTTGATTTCAGTGGCGGAAAAGGTATTTGCTTTAGCATCCTCGCGGATTGAATAAGCTTTGGTCTCAACCATTGGCACGTTGTTGCCACCCGTGCCCCATGTGCGCGTGACTGTCGGGCTGATGTCATCGTACAAGCGCACATCACCATCGGATTGTTTATTGTGGATCAGCACTGTTGCATACGATTCACCGCTATTATCCATACCGTTTAAGGTTGGTGCCACATCCTGTTCGGCCCACACTTCCGCGGGTAAATTGCCATCTTGGTCGCGAGCACCCGATCTGACTATCTTTACAAAAGGCTTAGACTCGTCAACGCTTGGTGCAGGGTCTCCGGCAACGTCTTGCCCCTGCGACTGGCTCGCCTCAAGATTCCCTCGGCTGCTTTCTGGCTCAAACAATACTTGCTCAGTTCTGGCCTCATCGGCTCCAAAATGTCCGACAATGAAGACACGACGGCGACGTTGGGGGACTCCAAAGTTTTGCGCGTCCAAGATTCTCCACGAGAAACTGTACCCGAGTTTAGCCAACTCCCCGACGACGATTCCCATGTCCCGTCCCCCTTTGGATGACAGCAAGCCTGGGACGTTTTCGAGGATGAACCACTGGGGATTGAACTCCCGCAGGATTCGCACAATTTCAAAGAAGAGCGACGACCTTTCGCCACCTTCGAGTCCGGCTTGCTTTCCGGCAACGCTGAGGTCTTGGCAGGGAAACCCGCCAGTGATAACTGTGCGTCGAGGATCAAGTCCGTGTTCCCTGAGTTTGTCACCTGTTACATCCTTCACATCGTTGATAAGAATTGTGTTTGGGAAACGGTGTTGTAAAACACCGCGAGCTTGTGGGTCAATCTCACACGCCACAATGGGGTCAATGCCTGAGCGTTCAGCTGCGATGTCAAAACCACCGACACCGGCAAACAGGGAAACCAGTTGAAGGCTCATTCTGCGCTCACCTCGTAGTAGTCCTCAATAAACTTGGCAATGCGTTCAATGGTTTCGTGCGTTGCAATCATGGTCGGCATACGGCGCGTTGTGTAGCACGCTGGGTCAGTACCATCGCACTCACAAGTGAAGGCGAATGGCGTGAAACGTGCGCGGATCATGTCCGCGAGGTCGTTGCTCATGCGTTCACCTCTGGCAACATAGCGTCAGCGATAGCGTTCAACGCCTGGGACACACCCTTGCCATAGTTGGCTTTGGTGGGGTTGTTTGATCGAATGGATTCCCCAGCGATCTGGCTACCGGCTCGCTTAATATCGTGCGACAAAGCAAACACACACATATACGATGCGGCCTCAGCCACACCCTTGCGTTGCTCATCGGTCAGGTCGCGGGTACGGAAGTGGAACGGTGAGTTTTCCGAAAGCAGAAGATTGGTCAGGAAACGCATGGTCTGTGAGGACGTTGCCATTTCTTCCTGTACTTGTTCTTCACTCACCGCTGGTGTCGGATCCAAGCCCTCAATGTTCTCCGAGGACAACGGATCGTAGTCTAGTTCAGGTAGGTTATCGCCCTCAACGGGCGTATCGTTTGTTGTCATACGGTGAAGGTAGTGCAGTTGTGAAACGAGCGCAAGTTGAGTCACACCAAGGCGGTGGATTTGACAGCAAAGGTATGCCTGTGAGTACAATAGAAACAGTTAGTAAAACTGCATAAGAATAGGGCCGTCCTAAGACGGCCAATAGTAGTACTATATAGATAGATAGTTTGGAGTTACCATGTCTAAACTGGTGAAATGTTCTGCCTGCGAAAACTATGCTTCCGTATGGTTCGCAACCTTTGATGGAGAGGAAGTTCCCCTGTGTCAAGACCACCAACCAAAGCTGGAGTTAAGCAAGTAGTTCGACCCGAAACTGTGTACGTTAGCCCCTACACTTGGAACATCAAGTACTCCAAGGCTGAGGTGCTTAAACACCACCCAAACGGTGATGCTTGTGGCTCCTGCGACTTGGAGTCCATGACCATTGCCATTGACCCAGGGAAGTCCGAGGAATACGCCAGGGTGACCCTGCTGCACGAGATCCTGCACGCAGCTATTCGATCATCTGACCCCAACATTGAGTCCGATGCCGAGGAGATGGCGGTGGCTTCCATGACCGGCCCACTCCTAGCCTGCCTCAGGGATAACCCAGAAGTGGTGGCATACCTGATTGGCAAGTAGCCCTCAGAAGCCACAGGATGCCCTGTAACGAGAGAAAACCCCCTGCCTAGTAGTGACTACCAGACAGGGGGTTTCAATCCTTCTAAGGGGCTCACAGCCCTATACGATCCCATTCCTTCTTACCCACCAAACCAGTGGGTCGAATCAAACGACGCAACTGCCACCGCTTGACAGCCCTCTCAGTGATAGGGCCAAACCAGCCAGACACGGGGGACACACCCAGCTTACGCTGGATCTTCTTCACATCAGACTTGTCCTCGCTGTTGCGATTACCATTGTGGATCTTTGCCGAGATGGCACGACCGAACGCCTGACCAGCAGGCAATGGGAACGTCGAACGCTTCACCGGCTTAGGCTTAGGCTTCACAGTAGCACCAGCCAACCACGGGGTCGTATCATTCTCAGCCTTAACCGACTGCATGATAGACACATGAAGGTGCTCAGTATGAGGACTGATACCAGCGTACGGTTCAGCCTTCCAGTTACTTGAACGAGAATAAATCTTCCGGTTGAAGATCACATAGTTTGCTGATGGGTGCTTGGACACAGCCGAGATAATAACTTTCGGGTCAACACCAGGATAGGTGATGTCGAAAGCGTTCACCGAATTACGGGAGTTAGGGTTGTGGTCAGACTTAGTAGCAGCATGAGCCGCATTGCCAACCGTCCCATCAGAACCCTTAGGGCGGTTAGGCCAACGCTTATTTACCTCAGCACGCAACTGAACCAAGGATGGTGCTAGATGCCAACTCATACAGACTCGTCGCCAACAGCGTCCAGATCAACACTGTCGTCAAGGGTGAACGTCACATCAGGTGCGCCATTACCAAACGCAGTGTTCTTCGGGTCAAGGTAGGCCACAGCAGTACGGATAGTGGTCAGGGCAGCAGCAATCAGGGCCGACTGCAACCAAGAAAAGTCTTGGCTAGCCAAAGCTGACAATGGGATCAAAGCGATGAATGATGTGACAAACGTGGTTACGGCTGAACGGATCAACTGGTTCATTGGATACCCTTATCTTTAGCAATTTGGTCAATCTTTGTTTTTAGAACAAGTTGGCGGGATTCTATACGCTCAACCTGCTCAATGACGTTCTCAAACTTACCACACAATGACTCAAGGGTTTCAGCGCTCCGTTTGTCATTCTCGATATGTAGAAAGTCTGCCTCAATGCCAGCCTTCCAAGCTTTATAAATCTTTCCAGCACCAAGACCAATGGTGATAAGGCCCACCAGCAAGGAAACAACCATTGCCG